TTAAAAGGTATCCCCAAGCGCAAAGTCAATGCTTTAATGCCGGAAGAAAGCTCCGAAACCGTATTGGATGATTTGCTGGGTAACGGGCCGTCAAATGCTACAAAACCGGAAGCGATAGACGGTGAGTATTCAATGACGTTCAACAGAAAGCCTTTGGCCTTACAAGAGGGAGTAACGCCAGAGCCGCAAAGCAATATCCCTAACTGGGAGTATTGGAAACCGCCAAGGATGCAGGCTGACGAGCAATTGGCCTTGCCATCTAGTAGCGGGGAACGGTTATCACTTCCTGAAGGAGTAAATTGGGAGCGCGGTACCGGCTTCCCGAAAGACGATTATTGGTTCGTTGACCAGTACGGCGTAACCCGTAATGAGCCGGGAACCCCATTGGCATTAGCTGAGGGCAGAACCGGACAGGGCAGCAGATTCATAAGGCAGGACGAGGGCGCTGTTCCCCGCTCCGACATTGGCGACCCGGAATATCTGGCTGGACTTGAAAAGCAATACAGCGATATGATAAATGCCGAAGTAGCCAATATGAAGAGCGAACTGGGCGGAGTGGAGAGCATACCCGGGAGAAATATTCGGGTATCCGCTAACCCTGCATGGTACCGGGAATTTTGGCAGAAACATTTACGCGCTCCCCGGGAAGGCGAATACCGGGATATGGCTATCAGAAACCTCATGGAGGGAAACCCGGAAACGGGCGAACCAGCCAACAATGAGTTTTTAGGCATATTGTCCGAATTATCGCGCGGGCAGAAGCTGCCGGAAGAATGGCACGGATTACAGAAGAGCATTAGGCAACTGGAAGGGGATACAGGCGAGTCGGCCATAAAGGAACCAGTCGTCATGGATGAGGAAACTTATTTAGCGGTGAATGGTGCCAGCAACATGGGCTTTGGAGATTCCGGCATGCACAAGGGGGGCATGTCGCACGGCAAGGCATGGGAAGATGCACTGAAGCGCCAATCACTGAAAGACGATGAGCTGCTTGCAAAAAGAGCGCAGTTGCAGCAAGAGTATCGCGATAAGGTACAAGCGGGAGAACTTAGACCGCCAACGGTCATGGAACAGCGAATTTTTGCCGCGAATGGACACCCCGACAATGAATCAACGCAAGCCGCAAGGAGAATGCTTGCTAAAAAAGGCATTGATTGGCAGTCGGCTAAAGTTGCTGATAATGCTGTTAATGAACAAAACGAAACAAGGGCACTGCTTTCAGATATGCAGACTGCGCAGAAGCAGGTAGAGCCTTATGGCCTTACCCGCGATTTGAGCAGGCTTAGCGAGGTTGAAAATCAGGCAAGGGCAGGTATGGCGGATAGGGCTGACTTTGGAAAGTATGAAGGGGTTAGGTTCAAGCGGGAAATTCCCGAAGGTAACAACGAGAACAAAATTGGCACCCCGGAGGAAGTTGAGAAAAACATTGCCCTTGGCAGAGATGCTATGAAAAATGTAATAGAAACTAAGACGGACGCCCTAAACGCCATGCATAGGCCGGATTTAGGGAATGTGTCATTTTATTGGGGAAATTCCAAAGGCGGCGTGCGCCACATAATAGAGAAACGATCCACGGAAGGGTACGACGGAGAAAAAATTGCCCTCAATATGGTTGATGTTATCGCCCGTGGTAAACGTGGAGAGATATATGGACCAGAGGGAGGTCGGCGGGTAAATATATCCGATAATGGGCATACGGCGGTATTATCTTTATATAAAGCCGGAAACAAAGAGACATGGCTTTTAACCGGATGGAAAGATGATAAGGCCCCCGATGTATCCAGCAAGGGTTACGGCTTGCAGGAAACTACGCAATCCGGACCTATGCGTACTCGTTCCGGAGAGGGTGCGGGAGCCTCTACTGAGAATATACCACCTGAAGGATTAAAAGGCAATGGCGGACTAAAGCTTACAAAGTTCAAACGCGACCTCAGCCTCACTCCCGAACAGCAGCAAGACCTTGCGGTGTTGGAAGAAATGGCCGCGCAGCGCAAAGTTGGCCCGTTCACTATCAATAAGGTGGAACTGGCCCCGGAGGCTATGGGGAAACCAGAGTTTAAGGCGGCTGGCGATATAGCCGAAAAGCTGGGCTTAAGGCTGGTTACCTATAAGGGCAAAGGGGCTCGAGGCGCACAGTCCGGTAGAACGCTGTATATCAACGAAGGTATTACGGATCCTGTTGACTATGTGTTCTGGCATGAAGTCGGACACTCTATGGAGAATACCCACAGCGAGCATTATGGTCAGCTTATGAAGGTTGCCGTTGAACACATTAGCGACGCCAAGGGGCTGGAAAAGCATTACGAGAAGTTTGGTTATGCCGCAGAAGATATGCCGCATGAGCTCGCTGCTGACGTATTCGCAGAGGCTTTGAGCACTCCCGGATTCTTCGGCAAGGTAGCGGAAAAGGCCCCAGAGTTAATTAAGCCCTTGCTGGAAGCCATAGACAATCTTATCGCCCGGGTAAAAAGCATGGTATCCAAGAACGACACGGTTATGCCTTATCTAAAGAACCTGGAAGATTTACGCGCAAGGGTGCGGGATGAAGTGGCAACGCCATACTTTCAGGATGCCATGGGCGAAAAGCAGTTTGTCGATACCTTCGGCAAGCAGTGGCAGGAGCCGGCGGCTAAGGCGAAGGGGGAGGTCTCAACGCGAGCTGCTGGTGTAACCGATACCCGGGAGTTTAGGCAATGGTTCGGTGACAGCAAGGTAGTAGACGAACAGGGCAAGCCGTTGGTTGTTTATCACGGGACTGGGGCTGATTTTAATGCTTTTGACAAGGGCAAAATCGGCTCAAATTACGGTGCCGACAAAGAGGGATTTTTCTTTACGAGTAATCCCAAAGAGGCAGAATGGGCAGCGAATGATGCCGTTAATAATTTAGGTGGGGCGGAGCAAATATATCCCACTTATTTAAACATTGAAAAGCCGTTTGAAATTAACGGAGTATCAATGTCCTCAAGTTTTATTGATAACAATAAAGAAGCTCTGCTTCGAGAAGCGAGGGCAGGCGGTTTTGACGGAATTATAGTTACTGATAAAAATGGGCAAAAAACCTATATCGCTTTTGAGCCTGAACAAATCAAATCTGTCTACAACCGTGGCACATGGGACACAACTAATCCCGACATTCGCTTTAAACTGGGTTCCAGCGGCAATTCCCCTATAGACGATTTCAAGGCCATGGTGCAGTACGGAGCCAAACAGCTTCACAAGGGCAATTTTGAACACTTCGGAAAGCTGATGCAGAAGCAGTTCCCCGATGTTTTTGAAGGGTACAGCCCGGAAGCGGCTCGCAAGGTATTGAGCAACGTCTGGGCTCGCGCCAAGGAACTAAGAGACAATGGGGAAACGTCCGTAACCTTCCAGGGGCAGAAGATACCGATACGGCAGGAAAAAATGTCATCCGCTGGCAAAGGCTTCAAAGCTGCTGAGCAGCGCATAGCCTCTGAGCCAGAAACGAGCGACATTGATACCGGCAGGCATATTGTAAGCAAAGCTCAGCGCGATCCCATTATCGCCAAAGAATCTGCCAAGATGGTTTATACCAAGGCGGTTGACGATCTGTATCGCCTGGATGAATTGGATAAGTTTGTGGCTAAAACCACCGGTAAGCATCTGCCGGCAGAGGATAAGGCTTATCTGCTAGCAATCAATAGCCGGGAATCCACCGGCGCGGCCAGGGCAATCTTAGAGGAAAACTTGGTGGACTCAAAGGGCAATATCGTGGGCCCGTCTTTCAAGGAAGTGCTGAGCAAGATTCCCCGGGGGAAAGAGCAGGATTTCAGGGACTACTTGGTACTTAGAAACTCTATATCATGGATGGAGCAAGGCAAGCAGGTTTACCCCCGGAAATGGGCCATGACTCCGGAAAAAGCAGAACAGCGGTTGGCGGCCTACGATAAGCAAACGCCCGAACTGAAGCAGGCAGCGGACGAATATGTGAAGTGGCACAGGGATATGGCCAAGTCCTGGCTGGTTGATACCGGCATTATTACCCCGGATGCATGGCAGGCTTTCCTGAAGGCACATCCGTACTATACGCCTTTCCAACGACAGATGAAGCCGATAGAGACTACGCCGGGGCAGGGCAAGGCAAAACGGGGATTTGCCAACCAGACTAATCCAACCAAGAAAGCGGAGGGCTCCGAAAGACCTATCGTTGACCCCATAGAAAGCACGATAGAGCAGGTTGACCGCTACGTTAAGACAGCTAAGCGCAATGAGGTTATGCAGGCGGTAATTCGCAACCTGGAGAAAGCCCCTGATGAACTGTCCGGGTTTGCCGAGATAATCCCGGAAAAGGGCATGGATGCCCTGGACAATATTAATGCCGTTCTTGAAAAGGATGGGATTGACGGGGTTATAAATTACCTGGAAGAACCGTTTGAGCAGATGGCGGCAAGAAAACTGGCATCCAAACAGCCGCTGGATAAACCTAATATCGTAAGGGCTTTTGCCGATGGCGAACGTGTTCATGTCAAGGTAAACGACCCGGTGTTGCTTGACGCCTTGACCACCTTGTCGGATACAGGTGTAAATGCTCTTGTGGAATCTTTCAGGACCGCTACCCGGCTGATGAAGGTATTGACTACCGGGGGCAACCCGATATTTGCGACACGTAATATAGCCCGTGATATACCGATGGCGTATGTATCAAGCGAAACCTTGAGCAAGGCGCCTGGGGTTAGAGAGGCCCAATTTGCCTGGGGTATGCTTGACTCTTTGGCCCGTATAGTTACTAATGAGCGTTGGCATCCGGACAAGTTTTATCAGGAATACAAGGCTCTGGGCGGCGGTTCACATACCGCTTCAGTAGCTGCCGACCGTAATCTGCTGGCTGAGAGCAAGGGCAAGGTTATGCCGGGTTACTGGAGACCGGAGAACAACACGGCTATGTCTTATGTCGGCAAAGGAGCTAAGGCCGGTTTCCAAGGCATAGAGCGGTTTACCAGTACGGTTGAGGCATTGCCCAGGCTTCCTGAGTATATTCGTACCGTAAAAAAAGGCGGCAATGATTATGCCAGTAAGTTGGAAGGGCTGCATGCTTCCCAGGACGTAACCGTTAATTTCAGCAGGCGCGGTGAAGTGGGCAAGGACGTTGATGCCTTCGTTCCTTACTTTAATGCTGCTGTGCAGGGAATAGAAAAGATAGCCCGTATGTTTGGCAAGGATCCCTTGGGCGCTACCTACAGAAGTATAGTAGCGGTTACGGTGCCAACCATAGGGCTGTACCTGCTAAATAAGGATAATCCCAATTACCATAAGCTCAGTGGCTTCGTAAGGGATAATTACTATTGCATACCCTACCAGGATGGCAAGAAGTTTATTAAGGTTGCCAAACCGCGTGAAATAGGAGTGGTGTTTAGCGATCTGCCCGAACGCGCTCTAAGGCAATGGGAGGCGGACGATCCGGAAGGATTTTATCAGTTCAGCGAGGCATGGGCGAATAACTTCGTGCCGCCCGTACGGCCTATAGTGATGCCGGCAGCCGATGTTATGCGAAACAAGGATTTTGCCGGGCGTCCTATAGTTCCCGGCTACATGGAAGATTTATCGCCGGAACTGCAATATGACGAGAAAACCAGCGCGGCAGCAAAGACTGTCGGCGACGCCTTGAAGCTTAGCCCCAAAAAACTTGACTACTTGTTCCGAAGTTATTCTGGCGTAATTGGCGAGTTGGGCATCCCGGCCATGGCTCAAGGGCGCGGGCAGAATACCGGCCAGCGGGTAGGGGAAGTGTTAACGCGCACTTTTACCGCGGATCCCCTGTACTCCAACGATGTAATGAATAAGTTCTACGAGCAGAAAGAAAAGCTGGATACTGCAGCTTCGGACTACGGCGCTACCGGCAATAAGGGTAAGCAATATGACCCCAGTGAGCAACGCTATTATAACCGGCAAGCGAGGAGGATAAGCAATATTCGCAAGGAAATCCGTAAGGTTAATGCTGATTCGTCCCTGTCGTATGCGGAGAAGGAAAAGCGTACTCGAAGGATGCAGGCTAATATGCTGGAGATTGCTCAGAAGGCAGTAGGCGAAAGGTTTTCCCCGAGGGCAAATATGACGCGCTAAAACAGCTTATCATATTTGTTCAGTATTGCAAAAACCAGGCAGAAGAGAAAGAAGAGGCCGCCTGTAACGAGCATGGTAATGCGGTAAAATAGGGTGTGCTGAAAAATGTTGAGCAAAACTATCAAGGTTATAAAGATAGCTATTATAATACCTTCTGTTTTCTTCATGTTTCCACCTCAATATTATTATACCGCTTACCAAGGGAAAAGAAACGGACAAACAATGTCGCCGTGAGCAGGGGTAAGGCCCCTGCTCTTTTTATTGCCTAAAGGACGGAAATTAGCCCGTCCTTTTATTTTTCAATATTTATCCGGAGGGGAGCGTGGCGTTATTGGTATCTTTTGAAGAAAACACCGAAAGAAGGCTGAATGACCATGGGGAGAGAATAAGGGCGCTAGAGATTAAAGACGCGACACAGAACGAGCAGCTTATCACGCTGTTTAAAAAGTTAGATGATCTCTCTGGCGATATACGCGATTTAATGGCCATGATGAAGTCCGTAGCCTGGAAACTTGTAGGCGGGGTAACTAGCCTACTGGCAATATTCTTGGGTTTCTTCATCTGGTATGTGCAGAAATTGGGCGGTGGTTAAAATGAAAGGCAGATTTTCAAAATTCATTGTAGCGGCGGTAGTCCTGCTCAATACGGGATTTACCGCCGCTACTCTATTTGTGTTCCTCCGCGTAGGTTCCGAGCCTACTGCTTTGATTGCGGCCTGGTTCGCTTTCACGACAGGGGAACTGTGGATGCTGGCCGGGATCCGGAAGGCCAAAATCAAGGGAGGTGAGACAAATGCAGATACACGAAGCGAACCTCCAATTTAATGGAGGATTTAGAACCCGACCATATACCAAAAGGATAGTAGTCCATCATTCAGCCAGCGATATAGGTACGACTATCCGGGATATTCACCAATGGCACTTAAACCGGGATTATGCCGGGGTTGGCTATCACTATGTTATTTATCCTGATGGTTCAATCTGGCGCGGCCGACCTGAATGGGCAAGAGGAGCACACGCCTACCAGGACCCGCAGCATGATGCTAATGTTGATGGTATAGGGATATGCCTTATTGGCAACTTTCAGACCGGTAAGCCAACTACAGCGCAAATGGAGAGCTTGGCGTGGCTGATACAGGATGTCCATACCCGCTACCCGGGCATTCCCGCAATTGGGCATAAAGATGTAATGGCGACGGCCTGCCCTGGGGCGAACTTTCCCTGGGCAGAACTGAGAGAGAGATTGGAGGATGATGAAGTGATTTACAAGACACTGGCCAATGTCCCGGCCTGGGGCAAGCCTATTGTGCAGAAGCTGATCGGCCGGGGTTCGCTGGCTGGCGACGGTAAGGGCAATATTAACCTGCCTGAATCCACGTTGAAAACGTTGGTAATTCTTGAGAGGGAAGGAGTGTTAAAATAATATGGATGATAGAATCGTGAGTCTGGCTTATGACCTGTTGTCAATCCTGCTGCCGGTGTTGGCCGTCATGGCTGCTGAGTGGCTGAGGCGCAAGATAGGTGCGGAACGGCTGCAGCGGATACGGCAGGAGCTGGAAACCAAGCAGGAACTGGCTGCCTTAGCCGTGCAGTTCGCGGAACAAGCATTCAAGGATTTGCATGGAGAAGATAAATATAACCAGGCTGCCGACTGGCTGGCGGCCCGGGCGCAGGAAAAGGGGATTAGTATAGCGGCCAGTGAGATTAAGGGACTGGTTGAGGCGGCACTGAGGGCTTTTAAGGACGAGTTTGGGGAAGAGTGGGCTAATACTGCAGAGATGTCATCGGACGCAGAAGAGGGCGCTGGTTAACTACCAATGGTATTTATATATACAACATAAGCCCGGCTCCGGCCGGGCCGTTTGTTCTCGGAGATAATTTTATGGTTGTGAAATCAACAAAAATATCCCAATGTAGTTGTGAAATTCGCTTAAATATGGTAATGTGGTTGTAATGTAAAAAATAAACAATGAAAGGATATATGCAATGAAGGAACCCATTGAATTAATTAATTCCCATATGCCTATCAGCATGAGGTCCCATTTTGTCCCAGCATTAATTAATAGTGTATCTTGGGTAAACGATACTGTTAGCAGAGAAAAGTACTTAAAAGAGCATGGGAATGTTGCTCGAGCTGCCGTCGGATATTTGCGAAACGTCGCAGCCCAAGTGGCTTTAAAAAGTGTGATGCAATACCATTTCCCAGGGATTGACTGTAGAGAGATGAGCAATAGGAATCATTCATATTATTATTATGAGTTTACATCAAGCGATTTTACATTTACAATAAGTCAAGTTGTGCGCAATACAAGCATGCCTCAAGATGCGTTATACAGGCAATTATTAATGACAAGAGCCCAACCAACATTATTTAATTTTGATGATTATGTAGATGAATCGCATTATTTTTTATTGACGTTTAATGTTGAGAATAATGGATTGGTCTCAGCTCGACTTGGCATTCCAGCAGAATATAACGGAAAAGTTAAATGGAAAAATAATAAATGTATTAATCTTATTAAGGAGCCCCATTTAACTCCAGCGGAATTGCCTGCTGCAGTTATAGATGAGCCAAGAGTAGAATTTTTAAATGCTATGTCGGAAGTGTTAAAAGATGAAAAATAGAACATTTCGGAATCCAATGTCTCGTTTCCAGCCTGAAAGGCTTAGACAGGCAAGGCTGTCTCAAGGTTTAAACAAGACTGAACTTGCTGTTTTATTAAATGTGTCACAGCAAATGGTTTCAAAATATGAAAGCGGAAAGTCTATCCCTTCCGAGCCAGTATTTGACTTATTAATAAAAAAAATGAATTTCCCGTTAGGGTTCTTCTTTAAGCCTATCGTAAGTACAGATTTGAGCAGAACGGTTTTTTATCGTAAGCAATCAGCGGCCACTTTAAAACAACGTGATGCAAGATCAGTGAGAAATGAGTGGGTAGATGATATAATTAATTATTTAGAAAACTTCATCAAGTTTCCAGACGTTAATCTACCAAAAGTAAATCAGAAACCAAAAGGGGTAGCCTGGAAAAATGAAGAGATCGAACAGTTAGCCATTAGCGTTCGTAAACATTGGGGGTTAGGTTTAGGCCCGATAAGCAATATGATTATGCTGTTAGAGAGAAACGGCGTTATCGTTTGCCGCCAGCAAACTAACTCCAATACTATAGATGGATATTCATATAAGGAAAAACGGCCGTTAATTTTCTTAGTTTCTGACAGCAATTCTGCTGTACGTTCACGTTTTAGCGTGGCACACGAGCTTGGACACTTGCTTATGCATGCTGGCGTATATACTAATGATGATTTAAAGTTCAATTATATTCATAATCAAACTGAAGCAGAAGCCAATAATTTCGCATCAGCTTTCCTTATGCCTATAGATTCATTTGGGCAGGAAGTTTATTCTTCATCTTTGACACATTTTAAAATGCTTAAAAAAAGGTGGTTAGTCTCCATTCAAGCAATGATTACACGCTGTGGTAATCTAGAAATCTTTACAGAAAGTCAGGTTCTATATTTAAGGAAACAAATATCTAAGTATAAGATGAGAACTTATGAGCCGTTAGATAATGAGATCCCTATGGAAGAACCGATTTTACTTAAACAAGCAATAGAATTGATTTTAGAACACAAAGCGAAAACTGCACCAACAATACTGAATGATTTGAATTATCCTGTTAACGAGATTGAAGAATTATGCAATTTAGAGAATGGGAGATTAACAAGACCGGATAATCTGGTTATTGTTAACTTTAAGAAAGACTAGCTAAATTCTATGCTGCAGTAGCGACCACAGCTTCTAACAGATAGTCGCCGGGGAATCCCTCCCCCGGCTTACTCTTTTCCCCTTCCAATATCTTCATATTGACCACAAAACTAGCTACGTAGACGGCAAAGCGGCAGGAAAGTAGAAGGGGGATGGCAGGAGATCTGGGGCATATGTCCTGTTTGTTAAACAGCCTTGTAAAATAAAAAAAAAGCGGCACCTAAGCAAGTGCTCGCTTTATTTATTGTGGGGATTAAGTGGTAGCCCCAAGGGGAGTCGAACCCCTGTCTCCGCCGTGAGAGGGCGGCATCCTAGGCCACTAGACGATGGGGCCATTAAAATGGCTGCCGGTCAAGGATTCGAACCCTGACGAACTGATCCAGAGTCAGTCGTGCTACCGTTACACCAACCGGCAATAATAAGGGGGCAATTACCCCGCGCGAAAATAATTATAATACAGGGCCAAGGTAATGTCAAAGGTTATTCGTCTGGATTGGATATGAATTTTAGCTGTCAGCCTTTTAATAAAGTATGCTTTAAAGACCGCGAATGTATGCAACAGCATTTTGCAGTCTTTGCCGGCATCTTTCTCGGCCCAGTAATTCCATGATCTCGAAAAGGCCGGGAGTATTGGTGCGGCCGCTTAAGGCCAGGCGGGCAGGATGAATAAGCTCTGCTGCTTTCAGCTGCATAATATCTGCCTGCCGGCGCATCCGGGTCTCAATCAGTTCTGCTTCAAATTGCGGACAATTATCCACCAATTCTATCAGGGCCGTCAAAATATCCACCGCATTAGCCTTACGAAAATGTTTGGCAACGCCTTTGTCATCATAAGCGGCAATATCCTCGCAGAAGTACTCAATTGCGGCCGGGATCTCGTTCAGGGTCTTAACCCGACTGCCAACCAGCCGCAATGCCTGCAGCAAATATCCGCGGGTATAAAGGACCGACCATTTCTTGATCTGATTATCATTGCTGACCAGACTGAGGAGCCTTTCGTTATCGGCTTTACTCAGATAATCGCCATTCATCCAGGTAAGCTTTTCAATATCGTAGACAGCAGGGGAGCGGGAGATATTTCCCAGGTCAAATTCCGCCACCAGCTCATCAAGACTCCAAAAATCACGATCATCACCGCTGGACCAGCCCAGCAGAGCCAGATAGTTTATCAGCGCTTCCGGCAGATATCCCTGCTCCCGGAATTCTTGCACTGAAGTGGCTCCATGGCGTTTAGAGAGTTTGCTCCGGTCAGGAGCAAGAATCATGGAAACATGGGCAAAAAGAGGAGGGGTTAAACCCAAGCTTTCATATATAAGCAACTGCTTGGGAGTATTGGAAAGGTGTTCTTCAGCTCTGATCACATGAGTGATATTCATACTGGCATCGTCTACTACCACCGCAAAATTATAGGTGGGCCATCCATCTGACTTGGCAATTATAAAATCATCCATCAAAGCATAGTTGAATTCCACATCACCGCGGATGAGATCATGCACCACGCATATCCCGTTATCCGGCGCCTTTATTCTTATGACCGGCTTTAAGCCCTGGCTAAGACGCTGTTGAACTTCTTCCGATGTAAGTTCTCTGCATCTGCCGCTATATTTATAATCTCTTTTTCCATTGCGGGCAGCTTCCTTTTCTTGCTGCAACTCTTCGTTACTGCAAAAACAATAATAGGCCGAGCCACTGGCGAGCAACTGCTCCAAATATCGGCGGTAAATAGACAGGCGTTCACTTTGACGATAGGGACCGTAGGAACCCCCCGTTTCCGGGCCTTCATCCCAATTAAGCCCCAACCATTGCAGACCATCAATAATACCTGCAGATGATTCTTTGCTGGAGCGCAACAAATCTGTATCTTCCAGGCGGAGGACAAATACTCCGTTATGCTTACGGGCGAATAACCAATTAAAGAGAGCGGTTCGCGCTCCGCCGATATGTAGGCTGCCGGTTGGACTGGGGGCAAAACGTACCCTAACTTGCTGCAATATCACTCACTCCTTCAAAAAATAGTCTATAACATACAGCCTCAAATTTCAAAGCCAGGAAGGAATCTTCCGCCGGTTTAAATTTTTGATTTTTTATAGCCACTTTGTGCACCAAATACATCTACTTTTCATATATTGGTTAGCGGAGGGGATGTTATGTTTGGCTACAGAAGACGCTGGTGGCTTATCATAATTGTGATTTTTTTAATAGCAATTACTATAATAGCAGACATGAAAATAAAATCCAGTATTCTCCAATTGGCCCGATCCAAGGCTCAGCTGACTGAAACCGCAGCTATTAATCGTATTGTTAACGAACAAGTAGTTAATAACATAGAATATCAGGAACTGGTTACAGTGCATAAAGACGGGCAGGGCAGGATAGTTATGATTCAACCCAATACTATAATGCTAAACCAGATTATGACCCGGACCGTCATTGAGATAGCTGAAGCCAGCGAACAAATGCGGTCCGACAGCATCAGCATTCCGGCAGGACAGTTGCTGGGACCGTCATTTCTGGCTGGTTATGGCCCCAAATTCAGAGTGAAAATAATCCCGGCCGGTGAAGTTCAGGTAAATGTTCTAAACAAATTTGACCAGGCTGGAGTCAACCAAACCAGGCACTTCATATATTTTAGAATCGACAGTAATATAAAAATAGCTGTTCCCTATCTGGACGAAACGATCAAAGTATCAACTGTAATACCGCTGGCAGAAACCATTATTGTTGGAGAGGTGCCTAAAACCTATTTAAACTTTAATGGCAGCGGTAAAGAATCACTTTACCCCTTGATAATGCAAGAATGATGCCACTGTCCAATAAGAGAACAGAAGATATCAATAGTCCGGAAAAAATGATTTGGAATGCTTGACATAGTAAAATCGGCATGATAACATATATTTTGCGCCCGCGAGAGAGGGCGGCAGGCTCTAGATAAAACAGAACAGCAAGGAAAGAAGTG